TATTTCATCCAGAACTTCAACAGGATAAGTATTTATTAGTCCGTATCGGCTGTCAACTGTTGTTCCTATTAATAAATCCTTTTCCCTGCATATCTTAGTCGCTTTCTTTCCTATCGAAGGTGCGTGGTATGATTTTGGCTTTATCCCTTTTATGTTAGCATAGGCTATTACTGTCAAATGGTTGCTTGTTACTGTTCTTCTTTGATTGTTTTCCAATCTTTTTATGCTCTTGTCGTTATTTTCAACAGTATCTGCAAGTCCAATTACATCGCTCTCAATATTATTGATTCTGCTCTCGGCTTCAACCATCCATTGAGCCTGCTGTAATATAAGTTCAGCCTGTGTAAGAGGTTTTTTCTTCTCTTCATATTTTCCTGTTTTTCTGATTGCTGGAATAACTTCTGATGTTATCCATTTTCGAAATGGTTTAGCTTCTTTTTTGTCACTTCGTAATATCAGAGTATATAATCCGCTTTCGTTTGTGAAGTTGGTAATACCAAATTTACTCCCTAAGTTAAACTTAGTCACTTCATCTTCATCTAATCTCTTGGCTACAACAGTAGGATTTGTTAATTCTAATATATCGCAAACATCTTTTATGCAAAACCATACTTCGTTATCCACCAATATTGTTCTTACACTTCCTAAATTTTCTTTACTGAATATTTGAAATCTTTCATCATTTATAACTTTTAAATCGTACATTCTTTTATCCTCCATTATACTATATTTTTTCTTTCAATTCTTGCAACTCTTTCAGCAACTTCCTTTTCACAGTTTCTTTGAACTAATGTGTCTATGTTAGAACCAGCCTCGTAGTATTCTCTTTTTATAGCTGTATAGTAATCACACAAGGCGTCTTCCAAGTCTACCACTTTTCCCGTAAAATCCTTTGGAACAATGGCGTACATTTCTTCTATTAAGTCAAATACTGCCTTTTTTGTTGATTTTAACTTGTGATTGTGTTCGTCCAATAAACTTTCTGTAATTTCAAATCCTAGTTCTTGTCTAAGTGTCATAAAATTTTCCTCCTAAAATATTTGTTTTTTAAGAGAATATATAGTATAATAGTATTGGTTAGATACGTTATACGTATATATCCTCTTTTTCGTTTCGTTACGAGAGAGGGGATTTTTTATTTTGCTTTTCTTATGATAATTTCCTTTTTTTCTTTATTATAACTCACTTCAATTTCGTTGTTTTCTTTAGTTATACCCATATCATTAACCCATTTACTATTTAATGTCATTCTGGGGGTATATCCACCTGCACCTCCTTTATTAAAATTTACTTTTTTCAGAATTTTCTCTTCCATATTCTCACCTCTTCCGTACGATAATTTATAATAACATTTCCGTACGAAAAAGTCAAGAACTTTTTTAAAAATTTTAATAAGTTTGATAAGAAGATATTATTTTGCTATAAATATCTTCCATTTTTTCAGGTGAAATCCCATATTTTACAGCTGTATGTACCTTAGCTTCTTTTTCTAATTCACTCTTTTCTTTTTCTGTCATATCAGGTTTTAATAATTTTGCAGTTTTTAAAAGCATAACATAATCAATATAAATATCTTTTTCTTTATCTGTTGGTATATCTTTTTTTACGCCAAATTTACTTTCTGTAACTCCATTTTTTTTGTTGTAGATTAGCATACCATGAGTCGCTCCATTATCTAACTTCCAAAACTTTTTATCTCCATAAGCAAAAACATATAATATGTCATAATCTTTTATATGCTCCTTTGCTGCTTTTGTCATAACTTCTTTTAGCGTAGGCTCGTTTATACTATCTTTAACTAATATAGCTAAATAACCTCTTTTCCCATTTTCGTTTTCAGCATCAAGCTGATTTTTCAATACCTCATATTTAACATCTTCTGGAATAACTTTTTCACCACATCCAATTAAAAACAATGTCATAAAAATGATTAGTAATTTTTTCATCTTAATTCCTCCTTAAAAATAATTTTCTATATTATACACTATTTCTAAGGAAAATTAAAGAATAATTTTAATTATACCATTATCCCAAACTTAAAAAACAAATATTTTAGTTTCACAGTCATTATTCAATTGCCATTGTCCTGTATTTTTGCATAAAAAAATCACAGCTAAATTAATAACTGTGATTTTAAATATTTTTAAAAAACTATTCTATTTCCAATTCTTTCTCTAAGGCTTCTTGCAACACTTTTGAAAAATTTATATTATATCTTTTTGCTGTTTCATTAAGCCAGCTTGGTATAGTTACATTTTTCCTAACCGTTGTTTTTTGTGTTTCTTTAACGTATTTCAGTAAATCTAATCCAACTAAAGTTGTGTATGAATTTTTTACAGCTTCTTCTATTTCTTTCTTTTCTGTATCTTTATCGTATAATGTTTCAAAATAGGCTCTTATATCTATTTTTTCAATTTCTGTTGCTTTTGGAAGTTCCTTTTTTTCTAAAAAATCTTCCATTAATACCGTACCTATATAGTCTGTTGCCATATAGTAGGCATCTTCTAAATCGCTACCACATGTTGCACCGCCTAAATCAGGAAAATGAACGCTATAGCCTTCTTTTTCTTTAGAAAAAATACTTGGGTACACTACATACATAATTAACCTCCTATTTTTGAAATGGGGAACAGGATTTATTTCAATCCTGCTTGTCTTAATATCGCTCTTTCGAGATTCTTATTAAGCTCCCCACTATGACAAGGCACTTCGGTTACCTTACCGGTATCGAAATTCTTAAATCTTTTATGAGAGCCTTTTCCACCTTTTATTTCGGTGAAACCATTTCTCTTCAAAAATTTAATCATTTCTTTTGAATTCATTGGCATCCTAACCACCTCAAATAAATTATACATCAAAATACGTATAAAGTCAACGATTTTTTTATCACAGTTATTATATTTAATTGTAATTGTCCTATAAATAATTTACTTCTTCTTATTTCTAGCTTTTCGTCCTCTTTTCTTGCTAGAACCTTTGCTACTTCTACCTTTTCTGCCTTTCGATTTAGCCTGTTTTTCAGCTTCTTTTTGCCGTTGCTCCTCTTTAGTCTGGGCAATCGCATTCTGCTCGGCATTTTCTCTTGCTCCAAGTTTCATAGCATTGATTTCACAAGCGTAGTCACCAGTTACATTATGCGTTACTTTATCTATAACATATTTACCCTCAAATTTTCCCCAACTCTCATCTAGTTCTATTATTGCTCCTGCCAAATATTTAGTATTTCCATCAGCATTTAAAGTTATCTGATATTCCTGTTTCATATTTTCTTTCAATGTTTTTTTGGCTACTTTCTTGGCTGTACTTTTCCCTTTTGTCTTAATTTTTAAAGTTTTTTCTTTTTTACTTCTGCCCTTTTTACCTTCAGCTTTATTTTTTAACTTCTCTTTCGATTCCTTAACTGTTTTTCCTTTTTTGGAGGAATTTTTACTTCCTGTTTTTTTACTTTTTTCCTTTTTAAAAGACGCATAACTCATTTTTACCTCTTATTTTTTCTTGGATTTAATCTTTTTACTAGATTTCTTATTTTTAGAAGATTTGCTATTGTTCTTTGATTTTTTATTTTCTGATGATTTTTCTTCTGAGCTTTCAGTTGTAACTTGATTGCGTTTTTCAAGCTCTTTTTTTGTAATAATTTCCTTAATAACTTTTTTCTTGTCAGGATCATAATATGAAACTTCAACATTATCATAAATTTCCTTATTTTTCTTTTTCAAGCTGAAACTTCTGATTCTCTCATCATTAATATTAAAAATCTCAACAGTATCATTCTTTTCCATTTCTTCATCATCAAAAATGATTATCTTGTCATCAGACACCTTCATATTTAACCCAGTTTCCTTGACAACTCTGTTAATAAAAGCCAAATCTGTTTCCTGATTTTGGTCAAGTCTTTCAAAAAATTCGTTATCTGCATATATTTCCGCATTCATTTCATGCTTATTGGCAATCTGTATAACAAGCTCTTTTAGAGTTATCCTTTCCCAAGCAACGCTATTCTTTTGGTCTCGAATATTCTGGTCTAATGGTAAAGCTAAGCATTTCAGATTAAGTCTATTATTTTCAAATGTCGGCTCATCCACATAAAAAGTTCCTAAATCCAAAAAATTAGTTTCATTTTCCAGCTCTTCATGAATCCCAACAAGTAATTGAGCGTTCTCGTCAGGATACCATTCTTTAAGCCAGCGATAATCTAAATTTTCAAGTTCCAGCTCCAAGTCATCTATTGCGTTCTTAGAGTTATCAGTATAGTTTAGAGATGAAATAGAATGGGCTATCTCATCAGAAATATCAACTTTATTAAAAATAACAATTACTCTTATATTTCTAGCAAAAGCCACTTCTATTCACCTCTTTTCCAAGGCGGCAAACGCTCATCGTTATCATTTTCTTCATCAGTAATTTCAGGAATAATAATAGGAATATTGGCATCGAAAATGGCAATGTCAATTAATCTTAAATTGTTTCTTATCAAATCATGGAAATACCCTTCACTTCCATAAACTTTGTAAGAAATTAAGTCCCAAGTGTCGCCTGAAACTGTTCTATACACTTTTACCTTTGCCATTATCCAAATGCCGTCCTTTCTCTTTTGTTTATATCTCCTGCTATTACTTTCCTTACAATTCTTTCAACTTCCGATGGATTTCCGCCGTTTACATTTATAGTGATTGAATAATTATTTCCGCCATAAGAATTGCCACCTTTTAAATTACTTACTCTGTCTCTTAGATTAGCCACTTTATCCCTCAAGGTGCTTCTAGTTTGAGAATTATTAAGTATTCTCGTACCTTTTGGAAGATTTAAAAGCATTTCACTTTCAGCTAGGAATGCTGGTTTGCCTGGTATCTGAACTAATTCTGCTCCACGTTCTGCTACTGTTGTAAGCCCTCCGCTCCAGTAGTTAGTTCCTGCTGCATTTTTTCCAAATCCTAAAAGTCCTCCAACTGCTCCAAGTCCTTTTGAAACCATATTTTTCAATCCGTTCCATTTATCCGTGAAAAATTTTACAACACCGCTGATTGCACTTTTCAATCCAGAAGCAACTGCATCAAATGCTGATTTAATACCATTCCACACAGCAATTGCCGCTCCTTTTATTCCTTCCCAGGTTGATTTAAAAAATGATCCAACCGCTGTTATACCTGATTTCAAGCCATTCCATAACGCTAGTGCTGCCGCCTTAATTGCATTCCATACTGCCTTAGCTACAATACCTATCGTTTTAAATATCGCTTTCCATATTGCAACATATGTCCTTATATACGCAGCAATCCCTGAAATAACAGCCATTACTACTGGCTTAATTCCTTGCCAGACTTGCTTTATAAAATTTCCTACAGCTCTAAAAATAGCATTCACTCCATTCCTGAACCACGAACATTTATTATAAAGCACTACTAAAATTACAACAACAGCTACTATAGCTGCTATTATCACCCCAACAGGATTTGCTAAAAACGCTGCTTTCATTGCTAGTCCTACGGCTTTAACTGCTCCAACTGCTTTTTGAGCTCCAGTTGCTAAGAGTTGCATTCCTTTTGCAGCACCTTGCATTGCAAAATTACCTACAGCCTTAGCTCCTGTCCCAATAACTTTTGCACCTTTTATAGCACCACTTCCTACAACTTTAGCACCTTTAACTATTCCACTACCTGCTATTTTAGCTACTTTTCCTGTTGCCTGTACTCCTTTTACCAGTCCTTTTCCAAGTGTTTTTCCTATTTTTAATCCAGATTGCCCTAATTTTTTTAATCCGCTTCCAACTTTGGATAATGTTGGAAACGCTGTTTTAAATCCTTCAGCAAAACTTCCAGCAGCCTTAAATTTATCAAATATTAACATCCCTTTAGATACACCACTAAATAAAGGGGCAAAACCTTTTGTCAATCCACCAATTCCTATTTTAAAAGCGGCTAATGCTGCTACACCTTTTAAAATATTTGTAGTTAATTGTGGATGTTTTTGAATAAATTGAGCAAATTTTGAAATAAGTGGACCAAAAGAGTTAGCAACTTGTACTAAACTTGGTCCTAACGCTGAACCTAAATCTACTCCCATATTTATAACTCTATTTTTTAAAGTATCAAAAGAATTTCCCATTGTCTTTAACCTGTCGTTGTATTCTTTGTCAACACTTCCGTTTGTTTTTGATTTATCGTGAGCATTTTTCATATTTTTGCTAACTTCATCAATATGTTTTGCTAATTCAGAGGCTGATTGGATAGATTCTTTACCAAATAACTCTTTAAGAGTTGCTGCTTGAACATCTTTTGGCAACTTCTTAATTCTTTGAAAAACATCAATTAGTGTTCCTTCTCCGTCTTTTGTCATTCTTTTAGCAACATCTTCCGCATCTAGTCCTAATGACTTGAAAGCAGCTGCTTGTTTTTTAGTCGCCGAGGTTCCAGCCATCAAACCTAATGAAATGTTTTTTAATCCAGTTGCTGCCACTTCCGACGGAACGCCAAAAGAAACCAAACTTGCTCCTAATCCTGCAACTCCCTCTTTAGATATACCAGCCATTCCACCCAATCCAGCTACTCTACTCGAAATATCAGCTATTTCAGGAGCTGTTACTGCTACATTATTTGCTAAGTAGTTAATCACGTCTGCATATTGCATTACTCCGTTCTGATCCAAATTAAGTTGTGCCCTTGTTTTCGCCAAAAAATTTCCTGCCGCCTCAGTATTCATGTCAAAAGCAACTTTAATTTTAGCCGCATCTTTTGTGTAGCGTTCTAATTCTCCAGTATTTATACCAGCTTGAGCTCCTGCTCCTGCAATTTGAAATAATTCTACTTGAGATAATGGACTATTTTCACTGAAATTTCTCATAGCCTGATTAAATTCTAATGCAAGTTTTTTACCAGCTTCCCCTTCTCCAAAATTAGCAACTTTTCTCAAATCTGCCTGAGCATTTTCTAAATCAACTGCTAATTTAACAGGAATTGCTAAGGCTCCTGCCATTCCCATACCTTGTGCTAGCTGTCTGTCACCAAATTCTTTAACTTTCCCAATATTTTCCTGCCGAGCTTGGTATCTTTTTTGGGCTTCTTTCAGTTTATTCATCTTTTCAAGTTCAGAATTTACTTTGGTTAATTGGGATTTATAGCTTCCTAAACTTTGATTTTCACCTTCAATTGCACTTCTTGCAGCTTCAAACACATGTTTTTGGCGTTCTTTTTGTTTGTTTAAACTGTTTACAACTTTTTCTTGCTCTTTTATTTTTTTAGCAAGTTCAGTATTACTTTGTCCTGTCTTGTTGTATGCTTCTTTGAGTTCGTGAAGTTTTCTTGCGGCATTAAGATATTCCTTGCTTACATTTACATAAGCACTTTTTAATTTTTCGACTTTTTCCAAAGCTCTTTGAGCCTTTTCCAATTCTTTAGCCTTTTTTCCTAATTCCTCTGCACTTTTTGCTGTATTTTTCATAGCATTTGCAACCTGTGCCATTCCAGTCAATGCTCCTGCTACAGCCGCACTCATAACTATATTCAGTTCCATATTTTTAGCCATAAATTCCTCCTTTCCTGTTGCTTTTTTACAGTTTTCAATGTATAATCCTAATGAAAATAAATTTTAAATTAGGTGATTTTATGAAAAATAATAAAAAAGATAATATTCTTTATATAATTTTTGCATTTTTAGGAACTCTTCCTGCATTATTTTTAAATATTTTTCCAATCTTATTTTGGGGAATATTCCTATTTTTTATGATACTTTTGTGTCTTTCTCTAGGAATATTAGGTATTTTCATCATAATAGCAATGATAATTACAGTTATAATATCAGCAGTTTATATTTTTGGAGGCAAATAGTCTCCATTTTTTTATTCCTTGCTTTCCTCATACCTCATTTCTGCTTCCTGTATCAGTTCCTCTGCTCTTGTCTGCCAATATTCCAGCTCATACAGGCTACAAGACATTAGTGTCTCATAGCTCATATTTAAACTGCTTTTATATTCGTTTGAAAAATTCAATGCTTCAAGAATATCAGTTACTGTGTCAAGCAGCTGTATTATTTCTGGTCTTCTTTCTTCATTTCTTCCTCTTGTGCTTCCGTTTCCTCTATCACGAAATTCTCTGTATCGTCTGCTGAACCCAAGCCTGCGTTCAAAAAACCCTTAGTTTTATTCAAAACTTTTATATAATCAGTTCCTTTAAGCCCAAGCAAGTCGCCATATTTGATTCCGCTGGCTTTCGACGCAACTGTTAAAGCCCAGCCATCTTCAAGCTCCTTTATTGTTGCCCCTTTATTTCTCGCCTTATATTCTTTCTCTGCAAAAACTAAATCTTGCCCTGATAACTCTTCTAAATCTAATATAATCTCTTTAACATTTTTTGCTCCAAATTTATATTCTCTTCTTAATTTAATTACTTCTGCCATTTTATATCCTCCTAAATTTTTATGATAATCCTAACATTCTTCTGATTTTTCCGTTTGTTTCTCCGTTTATATTACTGATTCTGTTAAATACATCAAGAAATGCTATTTCTTTACCATCTATCACAACTTTATAATAACTTAATGATAAATCAAGCGATGCTTCAAGTTTGTTTCCTGGTTTTAAATCTGGTCCATCAAATTTTTTAAGCATTCCTTTAAAAGTTATATCTAGACCTACATAAGTTGCTGCGTGTGTTATTTTATTCATTTTTTGGATAACACCCTTACATTCAATAAATAATTCTCCCTCATTATTAAAATTTAAAAGCGTTTCATCTATACATTCCATTTTTATTTTTGATTCCAATTTTTTATAATGCCCTGTTAAGGGTGCTTCATATTCAGAAACCATTCCTATTTGATTGATAGTTACGGTTGTGGTTTCTAAATTAGGCAGCTGCACTGAACCTATTCCTGCTAATTTATTTTCGCCATTAATAAATATTTCAAGATCATTTAACGCTATCGGCATATTTGCTTTTCCCATTTTCTAACCTCCTAACTTCCTAAATTATTTGCAAATGTCTGTAAAGCATCCACATCGTATTTTTTCTTAAATGTCATGGATTTTAATCCTGGAGCAATTCCAAGTTTTATAATCCAAGTAACATCTCCATTTATTACATTTGTTAAATTATTATCTTCTTCTGATAATACAGCCTCTGCAGCAAGGAAATGATTAGCCGCAACAAGTCCATTCAATCTTATATTCATAGACTTTGTAATAGTTTCAGCCAATTTAAGCGTGAATCTCTTATCTATGCTATTGAAATAACTAATTACTAATTCGTTCCCTATATACTTGAACATTCTACGAGTATAGCCAAACTTGTCTTTGGGATCTGTTGCTAGAGGGTTCTTGGCTGTTTCTGTTCCCCAGCAACGCCAACCTTTAAAGTTTATTGCCGTTACAGCTCCATTTTTATTTAAAAAGTTCGCTTGTTGTTCCTTATCCAGCATTATTTCTTCAAAATTTCCACTTGAATTTTTATATGCTAAGGCATCTATTTTATAAGCATGGTTTGAAGGTGCTTGTGATGGAATATTGTCATTTTCTGAATCTACTTTTAACGACAACGCTCCATAGTGGATAGAGTGAAAATAAATATTTCCTGATAGTTTTGGGTAACCGTATAAAATTACCTGATCTTCTGACAATATATTTTTACTGTCTTTCCAAGATACAATTTCATCATATCTTTTATCTGCAGGTGCATTTATCAAGGCTACTGCCTCAAACATTCCCGAATTTATATTTTTAGCTTTTGTCGCCATTACAGCTGCTACTGCACTATCATTTGAAAAATCTGGCACATCAATAAATGCTGGAAGTTCCGAAAACTTCAAATACACTTCATCAACTAAGTCAAGCCCAGTTCTCTGCATTGTGTTAATGTTATATCCACCAATTGCTTCTTCTTTTCTAACTTTTGTCAAATCCACTTCGTAATATTCGATGTCAATTTTATTATTATTTGGTGCTGTTGCATAAATTTCCAGCCCTTCATCTGTCCATAAATATCTTGCATCCGATATTTCTGAACTCGTTGAATTATCTTTTACAACAAGGGTATCTGTTATTATTTTGTGATTTTTAACAAGAACTTTCCCATTTTTTATTTCCAGTCCTTGTGCTGTTTTTTTGTTATCAGACTTATGTTTATCTAAATCCAAAATATTTACAACAAATAAAGGTGCTACTGCATAAAGCTCAAAAAATACTTTTACTGCCTGAGAGATACTGAAGTCTAAATCATAAGTATCTCCAAAGTATTCAATAGCTTCTCTTAGCGTTCCAATTCTCACAACTTCATTAGTTTTCCTTTTTTCTTTTTTAACTTTATGAATTGGTGCCATTCCTACGATAAAATGCCCGTAATCAAGTGTAACAGGCAAATTTATGTCGCTTGCCGCTTCCGTTTGATACGTTCCGTGTTTATACGCCATCATTTTCTCCTTTCACGCTTTCTAAAAGTTCATCTGTTAGTTGCTCAAGCAATATTTCATTCTTTTCTGCAAAAGGTAAATCATCTGCTTTAATAAGCAATTTTTCAAGCAAAGGATATTTTTTTCTTATTTCTTCTACCTTTTCTCCAAAATATATCCCACTTTTGTTAAGTCTTGCATCAGGTAAATCAATATTTTTACCTATATAAACATATCTTGTTTCTGTTTCCATTTTTCCTCCTATAAATTTGTATATTCTGACACAATAGGTTCTGCATAAGCTGTAAATTTTAGCCTAGAATAAAAATATGGATTAGCCTGATCGCTATAAAAAGCAACCTTGATTTCTTTATTCTGTTCCAATACAAACTCCGCATTCCCAATATTATTTTTAACTCTTGTTGTTTCTTCAAGAAGTTTTCCGGCTATATATCTAGCTATTTCTAAATTTTTCAGATAATCCTCTTCTTTTTCCTCTTTCGTCCCAACCCAAATTTCAAAATCAGAAAAAGCGTTATAATATCCAACTCCAGCTCTATCCTGTCTAAACTCTAATGCTCTTAAAATAACAAATGGAAAATAATCATTCGTCTTTTTCCCATTCTCCCTGTCCTCAAAACTGTTTGAAGGCAAGAAACCTCTATAAACATTAAACCCTTTTTCTTTCA